TTAAGTTATTGTATGGGTTAACCTAAAGCAATCTTCAGGCGTTATCGATGACTGCTTTTTAATGTTGAACAGTTGAGAACAATGCGCAACGTATTCACTGCAAAGCCACGCTGAGGCAGCACCCCAGCCTGTTTTAAATAAAATACCAATACACGCAAGTACATCGTACTTATCGCCGATTTTTGACTCCGCAATGCTGTAAGCCTCTGCCGAAGACACGCAGTACATCTCACCCATTGCCGTTTTGCCATAACGCTTTTTAAAATCAGCAATCGGAGTGCGCTGCACCCCTTTAGTGAATGTCGATTCATAAACATACTGACCGCACTGTGAAACTAAGCCGCAGTGACTCCAACGGCTAAATGTCACTAAACGAATCAGCACACTGAACGGTAGCCAGTTACGGCCAAAGATAACAGTTATTCTATTCATAATGGCCGCTCTATTTCTTGGATTTCATCTTCTAAAATCGCTGTGGCACGCTCTTGCGTTAACAAGTTCAATGTCACCAGCGCATTCACGCCTTTAATCGTATCGGGACGCGTCAGCTCAACATAACTCGCTGCATTAGCAATCAGCAGTACCGAACGCACGGTTGCCGCTTCAACCGTTGCACCTATACTCGCCAAATCAATAGCGACTAACTCGTCATGAGTTAAGCGGCTAAAGAATGCAAGACGGGTAATTTTATGGTCTTCTAACTGTTCAGATGCAGCAACGACTGAGTCAAATGACGCAATTAGCTCATCGTTCAACCAGCGCTCTTCACGATACTGAGTGCCGATTTCGGTGGGACGCTCTCCGACATCAACGCCATCTACAAAAAATTTAACTATCATTTAATGTCACTCCAGCCGATTTGCAGCTTCTGAGTAGAGTCAATCGCAACAACCTTTATCTCAACAACCTTACCTTTAACGATTCTAGACTGCAGCATAGATGATATACGGTTCTCTGATAACTCTGAGCTGTTCAGTGTATTACCTATATTTACCTTGCCCGCATGTATAACCGCCCCATCTATCGTTAATTTAGTTAAATAGATCTTATTAGTTAATGTAGCACTCAACGTATGCAGCATTACCCGCCCGCCATTTACTCCTCGGAGTGTATGCGTAGACTCCGCAGCTGATAATGCGCGCTGTTCAAAGCTTTTACCGACCGCCGGATTCATTCCTGCACCCAGTAAATTCACAATTTCGACAGCAGAATGGCCACTCAAAAAACGACTTAAATCTTCCATTAAAAACCCCCAATAAAACGAACCGCTGTCCGACTGATAACTTTAAACCTGAATAATCCGCACTTGCCCGCGGGGATGTAATGTTGGGTATCACTAGCCCCATTATTGAGAAGTATTTGCCCACGATTATTTCTAACGTTGATTTGCCCCAGCGTACTTTGTTTCTCAACTTCGACAATATCGCCATCACTTAGAACGCTTGGGTCAATCGTAAAAGTGTGGCTTTGTCCGTTATCGTACAAAACACTTTGATATTTTTTCCATGCTAGAGATGTCACCGAGCCGGGATTGCGAATACCAACAGCCATTACGTTCTGCGCAACCTCATTAACTCTCTTTAGCGCTTCCGATGTAGCAGCAGTCGATGATGAGCTAGAGTCAAGGGCGGAGCTTAACTGCACCACACCTTTTTTTTGTGTTGTTGCCGCAGGAAGTCTCTCGACGGCAAACACTCCTGATTCAATCTCACTCGCATCATGTTTATGCTCGGCGGCTGCGTAACGCCCTTTTGGCTGATAACGCTTATCTGAATCCGCCTCAGTCAATACTTCGGTTTTTAACGCATAATCATTGTGTTCATGATTTCCAATTAATTCTTCAACATAATCACGAGTAGCTAAAACAACGGTAGGGTCAATTTTCATCTGAACATTATCAATACCGCCTGTCGCAATATAGGTTCTTACAGGCAATTCAGTGACAACGCCATCTTCAGGTATGGATTTATAACTTGGGGGGTATTTAGTCACGGCAAACATCGTACCGTCTTCTAAAAACCATCCCGCTTCTCGAACAGTCCAACCTCCTTCGCTAACAGGAACAACCCCTTCTATGTAATGCCTTGCGGAGTTCTTAGGGTCGAGTTTTAACTCATTAATTGCACCGCGATAGACTTCATTTACAAGCTCTGTAGAGGCTTTCAATTCTTCGACGTCAGGGTCGTATAGAACACCACCTCCATCCCCTACAGAAAAGTGAGTGACAACCACTGGTTGCCCAAGAACGGGGCTATTAGCTAATGCTGCAATCCCCGCTAACGTCAAAACGGTAAAATATTTTTGTGTCATTAATGTACAGCCTCTACAATTGCGTTAACTACACCAACCGTAGCCAATCGCCAATTTATACTTCCTTCCGATACCAGCTCTCTAATTGTGTAGGGTTCAACCTCTGCAATTAATGCGCCTGTCGTCCCTGCTAGATAGTGACTATTGATGGTGTCGCTACTTAGTAAAATAGACATTGTGTAATGAGCACTCGCTCGCTTACTGCTATCAACCGCAGCTCGAATATTGATTAGGTCAGTTTGCGTTAGCGATGAATCTACCTGCATGATTTGTAATAAAAACGTGCCGTTTTCACCGCATGGAATTTGCTCGTGATATTCCACAATGTTTGATGTAAACCCAATTAGCTCAACAGCTCGTGATATCGCCCATGGCGTCCCTTTGTATCTAAAAAGACTCAGCGCACCTTTAACGGCTGTTCGTTGCTGAGCAATAGGCCACGAGTCTGACCATTGCTCAGCCCTAAACCACCACGCTAGCCAAGGTAAAAACGACTCGTGAACATTGTCTATGTCGAGAATTTGAAGACCGTTAATCGCGGTTTTTAACTCATTTAAAACGGCATTTGACAAGTCACTGATTGCCAATTGCCGTATGTTCGTTTGCATGATTAGCGGTATCACTGTTTTTCCTCAACCTATCTTATAAGCCTCACTATAATTTACCTTATGTTATGGTTCAGACTGGCCTATATGACACCTGAAAAAACTAGAGGGTAGATGATTACTAATAGCGTAATTAATCACTCAATCAGAGGTCGTCATGACAAAAGCAAAACAGCTCAATCTAAACCCACATGAAGTCGCAACCGACAAATACGATATCGCTATTTTAGAGACTCCATTCATACTCAATGGTCGCGAGATTAACGCCGCGATTCGCGTAGCGCCCGTCATCATTAGAACGCGTATTGAAGGTACATCCTGGTCTAAAAATAACTTTGGTAAAGAAATCGGGGATGCTGTACTTGCATACAGTTCAAGTGTCACGTTGCGTTTTGGTTCATTGCAGGGAGATTTCAAACTAACGGAAGACGGCCATATTGACATTGACGTTAAAGAAGATGGTTCTATGAACATTGGCGTTACAGACCCAATCCAAATCGCTCCAGATGTATTAATTGATAATGTTCTATATGGGGACTTTATTCGTTTGGCTTATTTAATGGGAAAGACTCAGCGCTCTTGCGGCTTAAAGAGCGAGAACTCTCAAGAATTACCCACGCCATAAGCCATAAAAAAATTGGCATTATGACGTTCGCCGAAGCGCTGCGCCTCGATACAACTGAACTCAACTTTGCTCTGGATATAATTAACAATGGCTCGAAATAATAACTTTGCACTAGGGTTAACCGTAGGCATTAAGAACCTGTTCAGCCGCAATGCTCAGGAGATTAGGCGGGACTATAAACGCTTAGGTCGCGAGAACCGCAACTTACAAGGTAGCTTGAGTGATGTGACTGCGTATCGTGACGCCCAAACGGAACTTGATCGCTTAGCTACGTCAACAAGTGCAACCACTCAAGAAATACGCAATCAAGAACGTGCTGTACGTCGATTGCAGCGACGTTTAACGGAAGCTGGCGTTGATACAAGGGAGTTAACGACTGAGCAGCAAAGGCTTGAGAACCAGCTACGTGAAACACAGCGTGCTGCAGATAGCTTGGATGTCTCAGGCTCTGGTATGGAAACGCTCGCATCATTTGCAGGTGGCGCGGGTGTTGCGTTTTCGCTTGCATCGGCAGGTGGCGACGTAAACAAGATGGAACGACTCGCTGCCGCACAAACAGGCTTATCACTTGAAGATATTCAATCATCACGTAATGAACGATTAGATGTTGTTGAACAAACGGGCTTAACGTCTGCAGAAGTGTTAACGGCTCAAGTTCAAGCTTTGCAGTCGGGTTTTAAAGGGGAAGAAGCAAACGAGTTAGTAATGACCTCTAGCCAAATACAAGCTGCTTTCCCGTTGCAAAATCAACTTGAAGTTATGGACGCTCAAACTCGTATGATGCGTGCATTTGGCATTTCTGCGACTCAAGCAAGTGATCTATTTGTAGCTGCATTACAAAAAGGAGGCGATCAAGAATTAGACTTAGCGAAAGTTGTTAAAGAGTATGCGCCTACTTATGCAGATCACGGGTTTAATGCTGAAACCATGATGTCACTTTTAGCTGAAGGAAAAAGGTCAGGTGCTCGTGATTATGATTCTGTAGCCGATCCAATCAAAGAGATGATGAACGCGAGATTATCCGATGTCGACATGTTTAAAAAACTTATGGGAGATAAAGATAAAATAGGGACTATTGACACCTTAGTTACAGACAAAGGGCTTGCGTTAGATGTAAAAAATGCCCTTTATAGAGTGAGAGATGGTGTTGCTGACGGTACTGTGGAAAATAAGGATTTTTCAAATCTTTTTTCAACATTAGTCAAAGTCTATGAGCTAGACCGTAAAGCCTATAGAAATATTGTGGAAGGTGTGGGTGGTTCTCGCATGGCTGAAGATATTGGCATTAACCAAATGAAAGCCTATGAAAAAGCATTCTCAAACCCAAATCAATCCTTAGGAGAGTACGGAGGTAAAACAGAGCAAGCAGCTGACATTGCACTTCGTCCCTTAGAAGTAGCAATGGCTGCTGGCCGCTCAATGTTTGAATCTATGGCGACTTTCTTTACCTTTGCTGAAAATGAAGCTGAAGACCAAATTAAAGGGGGGCAGATGTAGGGTTTGATTCTGCAGCGGTGATGAATGATAGTCCCGCAGCAGCAGGTGCAGGCAGTTTAACAACAATAGCTGCGGCGTCTGCGGGAGGCTTGGCTTTATGGAAATACGCCCCAAGTATTTTATCTAATCTGCAAAACAGAATTACGGGCGGGGGAACGGGGACACCTCCACCAAATCCACCACCAGTAGGAAGTGCGGCAGCTGGGCTCGCGCGTAAAGCTGGTGTGGCAGGTTTAGTGTTAAGTGGTGGCATGCTTGCAAAGGATTTAGCTGAGGGCGATATGGAAGGCGCTTCTGGCATGGCTGGTGTCATTGGTGGCGGATTAATTGGCGCGAAGCTTGGTGCGTCTGTAGGCGCGTTAGGAGGTCCCATAGGCGTTGCTATTGGTGGCATTATTGGGTCTATCGGTGGCAGTATACTTGGTGAGGAAGGTGTTTCATCGCTCTATGATTGGATGTTCGGAGACGATGACGACACAGAGGAGAAGGCTAATAATCAGCTTCAAGCCATTAGTCAAGGTGCTGATACCGTCCATTTTCAAAGCGAAATTGACGAACCTAACAACCAAATCAAAGCGCTAAAAGATGGTACTGACACTGTTGTATATGACAGCGAAATAAATCCACCCAATCAGATTAAAGCCATTAGTCAAGGTGCAGATACCGTCCATTATAAGAGTGAAATTGACGAGCCTAACAACCAAATCAAAGCGCTAAAAGATGGTACTGACACTGTTGTATATGACAGCGAAATAAATCCACCCAATCAGATTAAAGCCATTAGTCAAGGTGCAGATACCGTCCATTATAAGAGTGAAATTGACGAGCCTAACAACCAAATCAAAGCACTTAAAGATGGCACTGACACTGTTGTATATGACAGTGAAATAAAAAGCCCTAATCAGATTAATCAGGTTTCTAATGGTACAGCGGCTGCATTAGAACGGTATCAAGCTCCTCACATCAAAACTGAGGTATCAACATTGATAGAGAAATCAGAAATGGCCACCAGCGTCATTACTGAAAAATCAATGCCTCAACCCATTCCTATAGTGTTAACGATTAACGCGAATGTGAAAGCAGACGATAACGTGACGGTGAGTGAGGATTTTGAAGACAAGTTAATCGCAACACTACGAGAAGCCACACCAGAGTTAATGATGCAGCTATCTCAGACATTAGACGACCACATTTTAGAGCTTAGTTAGGCAATTGAAATCGTAAACTGTTTATGAAGTGCAGCAAGTGCATCAGCTAAGCGATCAATTTTAGTGGAATGATGCAAATCAACAATACGCTGCACTTCTTGTTTGCGCGTTCCCATGCGCCTAGCAAGCTCTGACTGTGTAACCTTGGTTTCTAGCATGGTATTTAATAGAAGCACTTTAGCCCACACGCTAGGCGGTACAGATACCACTTCTTTACTCGTATTTGATGGCATTGGTACTGGTCGTTGATCTTCAAAATAAAAATCAAACGCTGTGATTAACGCATCATGCGCCATATCAAGCGATTCTTCGTAAGTATCACCACACGTTAATGCTTCTGGTAGGTCGGGAAAACTAACCATGAAGCTATCACCATCTTTTTCTATATTCACTGGATATTTCATAATGTCCTTAGCAGTGCAGTTATTGCGAGTTGTAGCCCCGAAGGGCTACTTTAATCCTAATTGTTTGATGATTGCTTTTCTTAAACCTTCACCAATCTCTTTACTAGGGTGTCTCGGCATCGTTGATTGTTTGTTGTTGTGATACAGTTTTATGTGATTACCACCTTGTTTTTTCTGTACCCCTTGAGCCTCCAACCACCGAAGAAACTCGCTTTGCTTCACTGCTTTTCCTTAATTGTTTAACTTGAAATTATGGTAAACAAAAATGATTACCTTTGCAAGCGTTTTGGTAAACTTTTTTGATTACTCGGTTTTGTTGTATGCGTTGATTCGTTGATTAATGTATATTCTCGCTATATCAGTGCGTTAAGCATTAATTACAGCAGGTGAAATATGGAACGGATTGGCGTTGTGATCAGTTTTTTTTGGTTAATTATTGTAGCAGGTCTACTCTTTTTTAAATGGAATGAAGTTACCACTCTTTCACTCAATGAGTGGGGTGACTTTTTAGCGGGAGTTACTGCGCCATTGGCTTTTCTATGGCTTATTGTTGGCTACGGTCTACAAAGAGAAGAGCTAAAAGCAAATACGGCAGCCTTACTGTTTCAGCGCGAGGAGATGGCAAGCCAAGCAAAAGAGTTAGCAGAGCAAACTATTCACATGAGAGAAAATGCGAAAGCGGCAACGGCTCAAGCTGATGCTGTTCGTCGTAAAGAACGGCAAGAACGACATGACCGAAGACTTGCGCACAGAACGATAGATTGATTTGAATAATAGATACCTAAGATATCCGGGTATTCGTTTGTGAATATCCAGATATTCAATATACATATATAGAATATCTGGAAAATTACTGTAGACACTGTAACTATTACAACGATAACTCATGCAGTTTCGTTGTAGTGTCGCGCTATTTCGAGCAGTGCCAATCTGTTTTTACGATTGTTTGTAACACCTGTTTTTTGTGAAGCTTTTTCAATTGCAGCGATGACTATTTCAGCGTCTTCGCTTGACAAAAAGCACCCAAAAAGTTGTATTTTATTTTTTCGGTACTCAGTAGCCATGTTATTCCTCTGTTTCTGCAGCTAGTGCATCTAGCGCTAATTTCATTTCTGCACGCCACTCAGACTCGCTCAATCCCCAGCGCGCAGCTTCGTGCTCATCGAAATCCCGCGTTGCGTAATCTGATAGCTCTGAGATTGCATTCATGTCGTAACACGCTGCTGCAAAAGTGTTATCTTCAATGTGGATAGTAGTCATGATTCGTAACTCCGTTTTAGCTGATGAGTGAGCGACAACAGCCGCTCAATTGTTTAATTAAAAATTGAATGTGTAACCGCATTTTTCAGCATGAGCCTTGCTCTTTAGTATGTCCGATGGAAATACGCCAGCCTCTAACTCATCAAGTTCAAAGTAAAATTCATCTTCACTAAACTCAATGCCGCTTTGTAAAGCCGCAACTTCTTTAGCGAATTTATTTGCACTTTTGACTGTTTTGTTAACCCATGTAGCGCCGTAATTGTATTTATTGCCATCAAAATCAGTACCGTCAAGATCGAAAGCTCTTGCTTCAAAATTTGCAAATTCAAATGATGTGTTTTTCATATCTGCATAAACCTTTTTTAGTGAGTAAGCCAACGCAACCATGTAATCACCTACGATAGCAACAACCGATTTAGCTAGTTTGTGAGCGTCCTTGAAGATTTCTGATTTAGTCATGGTTGCGATTCCCAAAGTGATGTTTCGTTTCGATAGAGCTATAATACATAAAGCTCATGAGCATGTAAATAGCTCACGAGCTTTTTTTTTTGAAAAATATCTGAGATAAATCTAATCCATAAATGCGATGGTTTTAACCTAGACTGAGACAATAAAATCAGGTGTTGCTTCAACAGTTAACATTTTCATTTGAGCAAGAAACAAAAAGAACATGACTGATAACAAAGCTTGCATTGGGTAATAGTAAATTACAAGATATTGACGATGTGCCAGAATAGCGCGTTAGCAATGGCTGCGCGCTAACTTGGTTGGATGAGTTAGAGCTTTACACACCCCTCAAGAGTGGCACTCAATTGCTGCTTATCCATCACGGACACCGCTTGCACCTCACCACTAAACGCATTGGCTCTTGCTACGCTGTACAGCTCTTTCGATAATGATTTGACGAAATGCAGCGCCGCCACCGCATCACCACTGCGCATAATGTGCAATCCATACCATATTTCTTCTGCAGTGCTGGTTGTCGTTTCAATCGCGGCTGACAACTCAGGCTTATTGATTTTTGACGTCGCTTTATTAACTGCTGATTTTGAAAGTGTCTTGCTTGCTGCAGTTGTTTGAGCGAAGGCTATCACGCCTTTATTTTCTTTTGCAGTCTGCTTAATAATATCAGGCACTAACTGATGTTCTTTTGCTTTGGTCATTAAGCTTGCTGGTAAGCGCTCAAGCGCGGCTGTAACCGAGCTTTTAAACTGATGCTCAGCTTTGTATGTCGGATTATCATTAAGGGCGCTAGGCGTGACACTGGACGAATGACGCTTAACACTAGCGGGTAGTGATTCATACATAGGCGTAGATATAGCCATTACAGTAGCGCGGCATTTGTGATGGTTTGGTGGGTAGTACTGCGACCAGAACGGGTCGGTTTTGAGCTTAACCGTTTGATTTAAGTGTTTGCATAGCTTTGTTGTGCCATCGTCCATGACAGATGAATACATCAAGTATTCAACTAAATCATTATGCGCAACTTGAGTCCAGCGCCCAGCATTGTAAGCGGTCATCATATTGTTGCGGTAATGCAGCTCTAACCAGTATGGGTTTGAGTGGCTGACACCTGCTTGCTCTAACATGCCGTCAATGCGCTGCATGGCTTCGCTCTTACTGGTGCCATCAGCTAACGTGTCTTGATATACGCGCTTAACGCGATTAACCGCATCTTCGCCAACAACTGATGCGATGGTGAACGCCCGAAGTTTTAGATTAGCCTCAAGTTGCTGATAGCTTTTAGACTCCATTGGAATCGTTGATTTTAGGTAATCAATGGCTTCGGTAAATTCAACGGATACTAATTCATTGCTGAGTTTGATTTCAGACTGCAGATTATCAATAACGTGCTTCTGGCCATAAAGCCACGCTAGCACCATGCTATCGGTAAAGAACCGCGCAAAAGAGAGCTGCTGTGCATTGGTAATGACAGTTTGTTTCTCAAAGCGGGATTTAATCAGCTCAGATAGTTTACTGGCTGTAAAAGCAAGGGCTTGATTTTCAAGCCCCTCCATTTTCTTTAAATCCCGTTTTGAACGGCTTTCAAGTTGCTTTAAAGGCATAATAAAAGACTCGCATCTGGCTCATGTGACAACGCAACCGGTTCTGGCTTTGTATCAGCCGATTTATCGAGCATTTGTTTAAATACCTCTTCGTCAAATTGCATTTTTGCGATATCAATATTGCCGTTAAATTCAGAGAGCCATTTAAGTAGCGTGAAGTTAAGCGTCTTAATCACAATCTTTAAATCACTTGCAGATATGCGCAGTGTGGCACGTTCGTACACTTCGCCTAGCGCCTTGCTACCATACTGCTGATTGCCCGTTGTGAGCGTTTGGCCTGTAATGAGCTTGCACAGCTTGTTATCGTAAAAGCGGATAACATCAACCAGTTCAGTGGCTTTACCTGTAATGGATAACTGGACGATTTCATCGACACCACCAAGAGCGACACTTGCGCCACTTTCAATCGCAGCGAGGTTAGCTGAAATATTATCAAGCTGGTCTTGTTGAGTTGCTGTTTTAGATATCGCTACCGTAGACGGCACCGCATACTTCTCACCCAGCCTGTCAAGTTGCGCCACATGCGTCCACTTCACCTGCCAGATTGCCCATGCAGCTTCTAACAAGCTTACACCATAGGGCTTTTCACGGCTTGCATTACGAATAACCGCAATCACTTTACCTTTAGGGACGGGAACAGGCGCAAACGCATTGCCGCGATAAAGCAGCTCTTGCGTGTTACTGATAGCAAAGTGCGACGGTGTGCGGCTAAATATCTCTGATGGCATGATGATATTATTTTCTTGAACCCAATCCACCTCCATCGGATTAAAGCCCCATTCAACGCATTTTAGCGACTGCATGATTAAATCATCCATGTCGATATTTGCGAGTAAGCGCTCTGTATTCTCAATGGCGGTCGGTGTGCCTGACCACTTCCAAGGCATGCTTAGTGCGGCGGTTTTACGCAGCTCAATATCTGAGACAATTTCGTCATCGATGAGCATTGCTTCAATCGCGCCCCAGTACGCATCATAGCTACTTGATAACGCTGCGCCCAATTGAGAAGGCGCAGGATAATAAGCTGAAATGGTGTTACCAGCGGCGGGTAGCTTTGAAAATAGGGTTGATGAACGCAGACTTGGTTTTATCATCTTGTGTAATACTCGCGCCGATATAGTGTGCTGTAGGTTGACCATTTTCACTGCTACACGTTAATCCAAGAACGGTGTCAAACAGTGTGCTGGCGTCGTTTCTGTTTTGGTGAAACTGATTATCAAATTGACTTGCGCGGCCTAGCTCGTAAATAGCGCGGTTTGTGAGTGCCATGCTCATCACGTGCTGCTGGTCTTCATCAAACGTTTGGCTGAGCTTATTGGCATTAACTAAACGAACATAACCCCAGCCAGCCGCTTTATTGATTGCGCTTTTGATAATCGGTGGCCATTTATCCGATGGCGGTTGTGGTGGGTTAAAATGCGGGTCGTGATAATCCATTTTAGGCATCATCCCGACCTCATCCATCATTCCTGTTAGTGACTTAAAAATTTGAGGGTCGAGGGCATCTTCAATGCCCTCTGGTGTCACTAACGCTAAGAGTTCTTTTAGCGTCATATTCCACCTATGCTAGTACTTGGCACCAACAAATAGCCTTAACAACAGGCGCAGGAATTGGCTTTGAACGGCCAATTAACTCAACACCGCTTGGGTTCTTGCTAAACTCATGAGAAGCAAAGAACGGCAGCGGTTGCAGACCTGCATCCAAATCATCCAGTGCGAGGTAATACATACGGTGCATGGCAGCGATATCAATCATGGCGATCGACTTGCTATCAACCTTGTCAGTCTTAACCTTACCCACACCTTTGTAAGTACCCGCAATACTGAAGATGCGGAAGCCACCAATATTAAGCTCAGTTGGGCTTGTCAATGTCACATTGATGATAGATTGCTTGGTAGCGGTGTTAGCAATCGCTAAGATCGTTGCAAAGGCTTCTTTACCTGCAACCACTACTTGCTCAACATCAAAATCATATTCTGACATCTGGCTGCTCATCGATGTGAACAAACCATGCAGCTTAGCAAGTGAAGTATTTGCAGCTAACTTTTCAACTAAGTTAAAGCGCTGGGTCTCACCAAAGTCGATTTCATAAACATCCGTACCCGCATCGGTTTTCATTGGATAGTGGATTGTGCCCGTTAACGCTTGAGCGCATAACACTTCCACGGTTTTCTCAACCGACACCAACATATCGTTAATGCGGGTTTCTAGGTAAGCTTTAAGTGCATCATTACCCTGCTGGACGATTAATGCTTTTAGATCGTTTAGCTCTTTTGCACCGATAAAATCAGACAGGTCAATGCCTTGAGGTTCAATGACTGTCATAGCGCCAGATTTGTGATCAAGTGCGTAAGCTTTAGTACCACGACGCACCATTGGCACGTTAGACAACACTTTGCTTAGCTCTGCTACCGAAATAGACGAGAACGGGTGCTGCTTGGTGTCTTTGAACACAAGCTCACGAATGGGTTGGCGAACTGACTTTTTCTTTTTGTACTTTTGCAATGTTTCCGCGATAAATTGCGGCGTTAACATGCTGGCGATAAGTTGTAATAAATCCATTATTTGCTCTCTTGCTGTTCAGTAGTTTCAGATGGTGACTCGGTATTGCTGTCACCCTCTAGTTGTTCGGTTGTTTGGGTCGCTGCTTGCTCAGCTTTATCAAGCTCTGCTTGTGCCTGCTCTTTCTTAGCCTGCTCTGCAGCGAGTTGTTCTGCGCTTGGCTGCTTTTTTACAGGCTTTGACTTAGCTATTTTAGGCTCAGTTTGTTGCACTGGCGCTGACTCTTTTTTATCAGGCTCAACAAGTCGTCTAAGCTCAACAAGTGCATCATGTGCCGTTTCAAGTAGCGTGGGTAAGTCTTCACGATTGAGTAGTTGTAGCGCATTACCACCCAGTGATGAGACCAGGATTAAATGTGCTGCAGTAAACCGCGCCTTAATACCGTCTTTGTGTGCTTTATCCATCATGTGTTCTACCAGTTGTCACCCGCATATAAATGCGAGTTCATAAGCGTGATTTGCTGTGCAACCGTAATGGCGACTTTATTCACCGTCACCTTGCCAGCAAGGTAGCAACCAAAGACCAATACAGGGAGTGATTTCTGCTCAGCTTTAAGTGGTGCAGTGGTAATGCCTAACTTACCTGCTGCAGTACCATCCCAAGGCTCAGCCCCCGTTGCCTTTAGAATGACCACTTGACCGTTCGCGATTTCGGCTACGCCCGTCTTAACGGCTGCGTTGATAATGATGGGTTCAGCGCCCGATGCAACGATGACATCAATACCGAACGCCGTAGTTTTAGAAAATTGGCTCATGCTTAAAATCCCGTTTCAGCAGCAACGTCAGCAAGATTGATTTTCACTTGCACACCTTGCTCGTTTGACAGATTAATCGGTAATGATTGCAGTAGTGGGTTATGCGTTGGTTTATCCGCACGCGCACCGACGACCGATTTCATTGTGGCGTATAATCCCGTTGCTGAGTTATCACAAAGCTGCACCGCTTCAGCATTGGCTAGCGAGTCTAAAATCGGCTTAGATTCTGCTTCACTCATACCTTTTTGCTCTGCGAGGGCTTTGATTTCTTCAACTCGCGCAGCTTTAGTGGTTTCTTGCATTTGAGCCACTTGTGCTTTTAGCGCTTTGGTTTCATCGCTTTCGACTACAGTGGTTTTATCTTTATCACCACCTTCGCCATCTGGTTTGCCATCAGATGGTGTAATACCTGCGGCGATAAGTGCATCAGCAAGTGCCGTCGGTAATACCGTTTTTAGTGCTTCAGCGGTTTGCGTAGCAACTAATGCCTTGATTTCTTCTTCATCCATTTTCTTCCCCTTACTAGGAATTGGTGCCGATAGGTATACGGCGTGATTAATTTGTGCATGTGTCGCGCTTAAATTGACGACCTCTAGCGTTTGTGTTTCTGCAGCTGGCGGTAAACTGCCTAGAATCGCTACATGGTGGATATACCAACCTTTACCCGATGCCAGTGGGAACAGACCTATACTGAACCCTTCAAACTCAAGGCTGTCTTCCATTGCCTCAAGCTGCTTGGTGTAAACGAGAGTGACTACTAAATCCCATTCACCGCTATGCTTCTTGCTTGCAACGACGAGAGGCGTATCAACGCGCCCCCATGCAGGAACGCTGCATTGCTGCGTGTCATTCTCTACAGGAGCCGCTTCGTCCTTCTTTACATGGCCTTGAATAATGGGTGGTCTTGCGTGTGCAACATAGTTTGATACCGCGCTATCCAGCATCTCTTTTGTGACAACAACGCCGTTACGCTGCTCACCTGTCGTGACAAGTACCATCGTTCGTTTACGTGCCATAACTACGCGCTCAACTCTGGATAAGTGATCCCTTTGGCAATATCCACCATGAAAATCTTGCCGCTTAAATCTGTCACTTCGATAAACTGCACCGAGATATTGGCGGTGTAGTCCTGAGCATCATCGGTATAACTCGGTACAGGGGGATTGGTGACATAACCATGAATTCGAGTAGTCATGGTGCCGTCAGAACGAAGGCCAGTTGAACTATCAAGCACACGCACTGAACCTGTTAAACGCAGTTTCACAAACCCGCCGTTTTCATTTAGACGACGAAGATCTGCAGGAGCGAGTGCCTCAAATGCAACCGATGCCGTAATAGGGTCGAATTTACCTGTGGGCACTTCAATTGAACCCACACCACCAAGCCCACCAACTGACTTGGTTTTACGTTTAACTTCTGCGCTAGCGGATTTCACCCGACCAAGGTAATGAACATCGTTAATATAGGATTGTTGATTCGTCATAATGACGCTTGCTGTACTCATTAATTACCTCCTAGAAGTTGTGATAACGCATCTTCCAAGCCTTTGACGTAAATCTCAGCTTCGTATTCAACACTTTCCATTGCCATTGCTGGTGTGGCTTTGTACGCAAACTTGATTTTGCCCTGCATCATGTTACTGAGAGGGTTGTCTTCAACTTTGATGAGGCATTCGCCATAAACAATTGATGTGCCAATCATCGAGCGCAGGTAGTCATCAACGCTTTCAGCAATGCGGCCAATTAACGTGTTAGCCACATCATTAGGACTTGTGAACATCGGACGGTCTAAGAACTGCATGGTGAACTGCTCAATGGACTCTTCAATCACATCCATTGTTCTGCGCCATGAGATAAACGTCATCACGTCCGATTTAGCAGGGTATGAGGAGTTACGGTTACCGAACACACGAATACCGTTGAAGTTGATAAAGGTCACGAGTCCTTGGGCGTTCAACTGGTTTACCGCGCAATCTGGATCATTTGGGAAATACTCAAAGTCAAATTCAGTACCAACCACATCAGGCATGACGAAGTTTGATGGTGAGCACCAGTAACCCGTTTCCATCGTTTCGCCTGTCATGTTCTTGTCCATCTGAACAATGAGACCCGCGTAAGACGGCGCGCCCCAATCAAGGTCGGTGCTGCCATCTTCTTTGACAACAATTGGGCGCGGGTAAAGCACTTGAACACGTTGGTTTGAAATCGCATCCTTAAACGCTTTGGCTTCTTCTTCGGTACTGCCAGCTGGCGGTTCCGCAATCCATGTGCCGCGAGCTTTTGAAATCGCAGACGCAGCAAGTGCAGCCGCACCAGGACGGTGTAAAATATTCGGTGCTAGCCAAATCTTAGGCATAAAGCCAAACTTCGCTTGAGTAGTACGGATTAGCGGAAGGCGCGCGATAAAGGCTGCTAGCAGCGGGTCGGCTTCAGAGGCGCGAGCCGCAATGGATAACGGCGTGTCATCCGAACCACCAACAGCGTCTTCAACAGCTTCTGCAACCTTTGTTTTTGATTTACCTGCAGGGCTTGGGTTTGCAAAGTCAGCATTTTTTCCTAGCACATACGAAATAACGGTAGCGTTAGGTGAGAAAAGATGAATACGACGAATAGAGTCAAGAAGTGAACCCGCACCGAGTTTCTCTTTTGCTTCATCGTAATTAAGGGTTTTGATAATAGTGCCAGCAGCAGCGATTTCAGACGTACCAAAGATGCCCACAATGGCACTGGCGACTTCTAAAACGGGAACTGGCCCTGATAGGACTTCTACGGTATTGACGCCGTGTTTCATGTAGACCTCGTTAGCATGATGTTTAAATTCAGTTCATGTTAACGAGGGTTTTCTATTGCTGTGGCGTATATGACATGGGTGTAGTGAGGATTAACTCAAGGTTTGCTCTAAGCTTTCCCCTGTCTCGACTAACGTAAATGTAAGCTTGAAACTCACTTCACCATTTGCCAGCTTGGCTGCATCAATGATAATTTGCGATAACTCAATACGCGTTTCATATTTCGCAATCGAACGTGTCATATCAATAATGAGCTTTTGTAGTTCCCACTGCGGCCTATCAACATAATCCATAGCGCTGCAGCCGTATTCATTATCAAAAATTCGAGAGCCTTTAGGCGTGAACACAATCATTCGGATACTCTGCATGATATCTTCGATTAGCGTTTCACATCGTCCCGTCCCGTTAAGCCTAATTGCGTACATTTTTAGTTTTCACCTCAAAATTTGTAAACCCACCCCAAGCCATGAATCACAACCCCATTAAAATGGCGTTAAAATGAAACGTGACGTCTTCAAATTATTTTTAGAGTACGAATGCTCACCCTATGCAATTTAACAGCCTTAAATCGCGTTTTAGAGCATCGGCATTAGAATTGTCACATCACCTTTGTTGTCGTGCTTGTGCCCGTTATAAACCATTCTTATTGCCGTCATGGTTCCTGCACCATCTGACACTAACCCCGTTGCTGAAATATTTTGCTGAACCGTGAGGTTCTTTTGTACTGAGGTATTGCCGCCAACCGTTAGATTCTTACTGACTGAAACATTACCGATGATTTCAACCTCACTCACGATTTTGGTTTTCTCTGGTGTCATTTCGATTAGTGGCGTCCCGCCTCGAATTTGGGCGCGTAGCTTTCCAACCTTTTCATCATAGGTAACAATGGTGCCATCATTAAAGCGAACCCCAAACTTGTTATCCTCCTTAATGAATGGCACATCACTCTGGTTATAGAGTGCCCCAACCACCACGCCACGGCTCATGTCACCAATCGGTGGGAATAAGCAAAGCACTTGCTCACCTTTTGATAAATGCATCACGGTTGAGACGCTGCGACTTCGAAGCGCCAAGATAGGCAGCCAGTCGCTCTCGATGTGATTGAACTCTGGCAGCGTCACTTTGACTCGTGCGGTCTTGGGATCGAGTTCACTCACCTCACCAATGCAAATCATCTTCCGAATACGGTCAGTTAATGTTTTAACGTTATTTGAAAGTGCTTTAAACATGACTATCGCCTCATTCTATTTTTAAAGCGCTGGGCGATATGGCTAGCCACGTTACGCGCTTTTTGTGATGACGTTTGCTTACGCGCCGTATTAGCGCCACCAATAAACACAGATATTAATCGGTTAACACACATCTCAAGCGCATCAGGGCAATCGTCTTTGCCACGAGGGAACGTATCAAGATGATCTTTTAATGTGGTTTGCTCCTCCAGTATTTGCAGCGTTCCCGTCTCAAACAAGGCTTGCAGACTCTTAATGCGGATAAACTTATTGCCGCCTCTAAAGCCTTCCGTCGGTAAATTAACCCCAAGGCGCACCGCTTCACGTTGAATTTCGCGGCGGTAGATCTTCTGAAACGCCACTTCTTCGATAATGACAAAGGAGGGTTTCCACTTGAGGTATATAGAGACGATACGACGAGCAAAGGTTAAATCGGACTCAAGCCAACCATCACACTCAAGCACGTATAGGGTGCCTGTAGGTCGATGTTTAGCGACAACCGCAATTGCGGATAAGTCACCACCTTCGCTACCCGTTGCTGGGTCAACCGCCATACCAATATCGCAATCACGCAAATCCAGTTCATTACGCAAATAGCGCGTGATGACATTAAGGTGAAACACCTTCTCATCATCTGACATAGGTTTGTTTTCCCACTCAGTCGCCCAAATGTGTGAGCCTAATGTGCGCTTCTTTTGCATCAGCACATTAATAGGCCACCTATCAGGCCATAGGGACTCACCCGTTGGGGTGATGGCACTAAACCTGAGACCAATCCAATCGGTTAATTGACCTTCTTTGATCTCACCTAATAAGCGAGAGGGCAAATCATCAGGATGCATGATCGTGTTGGCAACAATCGTTAATGCCCCTTTACCCAAGTTGAGCACGACGCGCTTAAACCAGTTATAGAGTTTCTTGCGACGGGTCGGTGATTCAATCTCATCATCTTTTAACAGATCGTCACAGATAATATGAGTTGGACGTTGGAATTTGTTTTTAACACCACGCAATGACTGACCAGCGCCCACAGCAGCAATACACGAACCATTAACCAGTTGAATTTTACGCGCAGCCCATTTATTGCCTTTGACCTTTTGAACGCCGTAGTCGTCGATGATAGCGTCATCATCTTCAAGCATGGTCTTTATGCCGTTCATCATATCTTCGGCAGATTCGGTACTGGCTGCGCAGATAATAATAAAAGAACCAGGATAGTTAAGCGCTAACCACAACGGCAACGCCTGAGTGTTGCGCGTCGTCTTACCGTGGTCGCGTGGCTCAATATCTAAAATACCTTCAAACTGCGTTTCAGCCGCTTGAATATAAGAATGGTCAACAGGGTCAATCAACCCCTTAAACAAGGTTTCACTGGCTTTTTCTAGCTGTCTGGTTGACACAAGCTTAGTGAGGGCAAGCTGGTATTCAGCAAAAGGCGTAGGAAAAGCTTGCGGCATGTATTGCCCACAGAAGTAAGCAAAGTCAGTCTTTGCTTTACCTAATCGTTCATCACGCTTAGAAGCATCTTGCGCTTGGGCTTCACGCAGTTTGTCTTCTTCTGCTTTTTGCACTATCCGCGCATCGACCGATTGGCGCAGCTCATGCAAGTTATCAAACATGATGCGTACCGCGCTTATATTTCACTTCCAGCTTATCAATAGCTTCAAGTACCTTTTTCAATGTTTCTGGATCTTGTTTCATCAATATATTGGTGAACTCTGCTTTTAGTGCATTCTTAGCTGCTGTCACACCTTTGCTAAATTCCATCTTCAGGCGACCAATATTGACTTGAGAGCGCGTTAATGACTCCATGATATTGAATAACTCTTTTGGATCTTCAATATCCACTTCCTGAATGTTACGCACGTTCTCCAAGATTTTATTGGCCATCAATTGGTTCGCGGTCTCCATCAACTCGGTGCCAGAGGTGTCCTTAACGGTATCAAGCAACACTCGCGCTTCAGCCATTGCGTGGCGGTAATCTTCTGCAGTGTCTTTGTGCGTCCGCAGTGTGCGGTAAATACTGCGACTGGAAATGTTTATCCCCTGTTCATCTAAATGCTCTGCAATTTTCTCTGCTGAGTATTTCTTGTTGTTATACAAATCAAGAATTTGATGTAACACACCCAGCGCATCGGCCTTTGAACGTCTCGCCATGTTTCTAACTCCATAAATCTCTCTCATTTTTCATGGCGTCATCATGACGTTAAACCCTGTTTTAAGTGGCCTATATGACACGTTAAAACGACCTTAAATAGATAATGGAATGATTAGGTATAGGGGGGATTCATGGACAGTTTTTTGCGCGCTCTGGCATTAGAGGAAGAAAAGGTGAAGCGGCTATCAGGCAAGCTTGCACCGATTGTGGTGGGCATGGTTCAACAAAACATGGAAAACCCATCTTTTAAAGCTAACTCGTCATTAACTAAAAAGTTAAAAAACGGCGGGGCTAAGCCTTTGTTCAATACGGGCGAGACTCGCGCCTCGATGACGTACAAACAAAAAGACGGTGGCTTTGATGTAGGCACAAATAAGCGCCATGCCAAGATTTTGAATGATGGCGGCAAGATAAAACCTATTCGCTCACAGAAGCTGGCTATCCCTGCCAATAAACAAGTTAAGCAACGTGTGGATGCGTGGGGTGTAAGAAAAACCCTCAAGTGGCTAGAGGACGCTGGATGGCGAATTATCTTTAGGCCGCGCTCTATCATGGGTAAAGCGCCGCATGGGGCGCGTCCGTTTGGTGAGAAAGTCAACGCCCGCATGAATCGTAACAATAAGAAAAAAGCGCAAGGCGTTTGGTACGTCCTGTTTTTTAGAAGTAGCAGTATTAGCGTTCCCAAGCGCGAGTTCATGACGCTAACGACTGAACAAACCGCCCAATTAATTGAGACCGCCAAACAGGAGTTCAATAGGCCATGAAGGTAATTGATAAGCTAGTTGAAAAATTGCTGGGTGAGTTTCCGACCGTGGCAATTGTTGAACCCAGTAATGCCAATGCTAATCGGCAAATTCGCATTAAAGTAACCAATACTCGTTTGTCACCGTTGCCACACGTTAATCCTAATGTGCGCTATCAGCCCTATGAAATGCGCCTATCGGTCATCATTTCGTATCGGTTATATGGCGGTAACGTGGATAACTACTTAACCCATCAAGCTATGAATGATTCGCTGATTTTAACTGAGATGTTATCTCAGCAGCATTTAACCATTACTGATGTGGCAGAACCGATTAAGGACTTAAACGCACTTAAAGCCAAAGGCAACTCCGGCTGGTCATTAGTTGCCGTGGGGGATGCTGACTTAATTAACGTTACGCGCGTAGGGGATGATTTTGAATCCAGCAGTGATGTTAACGACCATGAAATGAAAGATCAGCTTATGGCCTACGAAGACCAATGGGGCGGCGAACTCATTATGACCGTTCATCGTCACTACCCAAATCCATTACTGAAACAAATCATACTCAAGAACGAGTACAGCGACGAGGAAACAACCATTGAATAATGTCATGAAACACGGCTCATTTGGGAGCTGGGGCGATGTGGTATTCAAAACATTAGCCACACCAACATCAATATCTGATTCGCGCAAATTTCGCGTCTCGCCGCAATCTGTGATTGATGGCTATCCACAGCATCAAATCTCTGGTGAAGATGAAAGAGTGATCTCTTTATCAATCACGCTGCACAACGAGTTTTCAGATTTAGCGAAAGTCTCACAAACCTTGCTAGCGCAATCAAAGCCAACCGCTAGCACCATGCCGTTTGTCTTGGGAAATGAGATTATCGCGCAAGACATGCGCTGCCGTTCGATAGTAAAGACACTTGATGAAATGACCCCACAAGGCGTATTGATTGCTGTTACCTATCAATTGACGCTGGTAGATGTGCGATGACACCCAAAGCCATCATTTCAATTCAAGGCGAACGCTGGGATCAAGTTTGTCAACGCGCTTACTCACAGCAATCTGAAGCCATGGTGACTCAGGTACGTGAAGCCAATGTCGAGCTGGCAAGACAATACAGTTTCGCACTACCTGCAGGTGTGCGTATTACACTGCCCAAACTACCCAAGACCATCAATCAACCAACAACAGTGAGCATCGCACCGTGGCAACGCTAATTCACCCACAAATCACTCTTGAATGGGCTGGTCGTGACGTGAGCGCAGATTTATCACCTTACGTTAAAAGCATCACGCTTAACGACTCTCTCTCGCGTGATGGTCAAAACCAACCCGATACGATTAGCCTGACGTTGAACAATAAAGGGCGTGTATTTTTATCTGATTGGTTCCCGACTAAAGGCGATACATTAAAAGCCGGTATTAAGTTTAATTCTGATCTTAACGGTAGAGAGACGCCTAATCATTGGCGGTGGGGAGAGTTTGAAATAGATGATGTCCGTTATCGGTTTTCACCTGATGAAGTGATAGTGGGGGCAAGTGCTGCGCCCTTTAAACGTGAACAATGGGATAAGGCACAATCGCGGGGCTGGACAAATATACAGTTATCCACGTTAACCCAGCTTATCGCGGCAGAATCGGGTATGGGCGTGTTATTAACGGTGCCTGATGTATTACTTGATCGCGTTGAGCAGCAATCTGAAAGCGCACAAAGTTTAATGCAGCGTTTATCTAAGCGCATTAACGCCCCCATTAACATCAAAGATAAACGGCTTATTGTAGGCATTCCGCCTGACATACCAGAACTGGTTGTTGCGCTGGATAAACGGCAAATACAAAAACTCGACCTCCCATCTGCCGTTCGCACAGGCGTAAGCGCCGTTGAAGTGGATTATTACGACCAACTTAAAAAATCATCGGTGGTTTATCGCGCTGGCGATCCAAATGCAACAGGGACGCAAATCGTCAGATTGTACGATGCCCCGGCATCATCGATTGATGAAGCTAAGCGTTATGCCGAAGCCGAGCTTGAAAGCCGATTAAGTAAAGGTAAATCCACGGGCAGTATCACACTGATTGCGACACCGATTAGCTCTGGGCAACCATTAAGAATTTTAGGTATAGGCAAGCTGCATCCACTTTGGATTGTGCAAAGTCAAACCACCACCGTTACCAGTAAAGGCTGGACAGCAACAGCCAGAATAGGACAGAAATGAAAACACCCTTAAATCAACTGCCTTTGCCAGTGCTTGTTGAAAGTGACTATCTGGCAACACTTAACCGCCTTAAAGATGATTACTTTAAGGCAACGGGGCATTATCCAACAACAAACGATCCCGAATTGTTTCAGCTTGAACAAATCGCGTATGAGCGTGAAATGCTCACTCAAGACATTAACCGTGAGGGGCAACAAAACTTACTGGCGTTCGCTAAGGGGGCAAGCTAGATAACTTAGGCGCAATGGTTGATTGTGAACGACTTAAACCTACTGCTAGTCATGCCATTTTTAAACTGGTGTTTATTGATAGTCACAGCGGTTTCGCGCTTCCTAAAGGTTATTCAGTGGTTGCCAAAGACGGTAAAACCCGTTTTGCGCTGCCTGATGTGGTGATTGTCGAGCGCGGTATAAGTGAGTTATCTATAGCGCTGTATTGCACCGACACAGGCAGCCAAGCTAACGGTTTTGCAGCAGGTGATATTGTGCAAATCGCATCGCCAATGCGAGAAGTGGTGAGCGCAGTCAATACCACCGTCTCTATTGGTGGCAATGCTATTGAAGATGACGTTGCTTATGCAAACCGAATTTACCTTGCGCCCTCTGCGTGGAGCGTTGCAGGTTCATTTGATGCCTATGAGTACTTCGCACTCTCAGCCCATTCAAGTATTGATAGCGTGGCTGTATTAAGCCCCACACCAAACCACATTGATATTCATGTTCTCATGCGTGATAACCAGCAGCCTACGCCTGAATTACTCGCCCTTGTTGAATCTGCCTGTAATGGTCAAAAGCGCCGTCCTATCGGCGATGTCGTCAGAGCTATTGCCGCTGAACCTGTCTTTTATGCCACCACTGTTCATGTGCAGATTTACAGTGACATGCAGTCGATGGCAACAAGTACAGTCGACACGGTAAGAACAAAGGTGAATACGCTATTAACCAAATGGCAGCGCCAATTAGGGCGTGATGTGGTGCCTCAATCCATAACGGCAGAAGCACAAGTGCTGAATGCGGTTTACTTGGCAACGACACCACTTGCGTTCCACTCTATTGCGAAACATCAATATCCAGTGATCACACTTGAAGACGTGACATTTGAGATAGTCAATGAACGGACGGACTAGGTAGTGAAAAGTTGGGTTGTTGAAGTTGATTTAGCAATAGGCTTAGCGGTCTTAGCATTAATGAGTGCATTATCACACTCAGCCAGCAGTGATGAGTTTACGGTTAAAAGCATCATTGCTGGCGTGATTATGTCAACATTTGTGTTAGCGCTTGCATGGTTTGCACTGGCTAATAGCGAGGTAAACGAAACGCTACGAATTGTGTTAGCTGGGGTTGCGGGTTATTCAGCGCGATATATTTTAGCTGGCTGGAATATCGTTATGCAGCAATTAGCCAACGACCCTATTAGCGCTATCAAAACATTATGGAAGCATTGGAGGAACAAATCATGACAGTACTCATTGCACTTATTTACGTCGCAGTATTGTTTCTGAGCGCTATCAAGCGCCAATGGTTTGTGACTGCCTGTATTGCGGCCATGCTGGTGATTATGTATTTCAGCCAACCTTTTTCAGACAGTGATTACACCCTGCTTGCGGGGGTACTTGTTGCCATTGCTCAAAACCTATTAACGAGCAAGAGGTCAACACATGAAACTGAAACTCATCACAAAGTCTCTACACCCCATCGGCACCTTCGGTGAGTTAACGCATAAGGGCGAAACCCTATGCGTTACCGTTGAGCGAGCGTGGCTTAATAACGCCAAGAACAAGAGCTGTATTCCTGCTGGTACTTATACAGTTAAAAAGCACGACTCGCCTAAGTTTGGTAAATGCTTTGTACTGGATAACCCGAATGTGGGTGTCACGCCTAGTGGCAACAGCCAACGTACTCACTGCTTAATCCACGCTGCAAACTGGCCTAATCAACTTGAAGGTTGTATTGCACCAGGATTAACTTTTCATCCAAGTAAGTGGGGCGTGGCCAATAGCCGCGATGCACTAGATAAACTGCTAGCACTGCTTCCTGATGAATGTGAACTGGAGATTATCCGATTATGATAAGCATGGTAGCAACGGCCTTAAAAGTGGCTAATCTAACGGGACTCACTGATTTTATCGGCAACTTGTTTGGTGGCGATAAAGGTGAAGCGGTGGCTAACAAGGTGGTTGATATTGCTTTGGCGGCAACGGGTGCGACAACACCAGAGCAAGCCTTAAACGATATCGAGAACAACGCTGAAGCGTACAGTGCGGTGAAAGCAGCATTACTTGCGCATGAGAAAGAGCTAACAGCAATGGCTCATGCAGACACGGTAAATGCGCGAGAGCTGCAAGCGACAACCTTAAAGAGCAAAGATTGGCTTGCGAGAAACTTTATCTACTTGTTCTCGCTGCTATCTTTTATCGGAACGGGCACTTACCTTGCGTGTATTACGTTCTTCACTATACCAGAACAGTCGGTACGCTTTGCAGATACCATTTTAGGCTTTCTACTGGGTACGGTGATAGCGGCAATCTTTAACTTCTTTTACGGCACACCGCCGAAAACCCCAAAAGTTAAAGGCTAGCGTTAAAACTCAAGGTGAAAATCAAAGCAAAAAAAATGCCCTGTTAAAAGGGCATTTAAATAGGCTTTAAATTGTGTTTTAACGGAACAAATCAAACTGTTCCCCCTTTTTAACCTCTCGTTCCATTCCCTCATCAACCTCTACGAACGCGAACCATGCTTGCATACGAAACGCAAAAATATCACCACGACACACATAGCGCATGGCACTGCGGCGCGTACCAGTGATTAAATCCTTAACGGGCAAGATAGCCACACCAGCACGATTATTCACACTCACGACTTAATCCCCAGAATAAATCAGCTAACTCGTTCACACTAAAAAAATGACGTACTAAGCCAACTTTAGACACAAAGATATTGCGGTCAAACGGCGTTAATTGCATCACTTCATACAACTCATGCGCGGGTATGACACGCTTAGGCCACATGCGCAGCAGTACGTTATACACATCATCACGACTATTAATTTCAATTAAGCGATAGCCACGCTTTAATTCCATCGCCATTACTGACTCCACTTCATTAAGCCTGTGATTACATCGGTAATTTGAGGCTTAGTTAAAAACTTTACATGGTCTACTTTTGCGGTGCGCTGAACAAAGGTTAGTAGCGCGGCATCATCGAGACCATTCCAGCCCATTGAATAGCTCATAGCAGCGAGTTTGCGCCACTGGGCTTGAGTAGGTCTATTAGGGTTATTACGTGCGCCACGACTTGCTAGAAAGCCTTTACGTGTTAAGTGTTCAACAACTGCAGTTAATTGTGCATCGGTCATCTTTTTACAGCTATCTTGACCTGTTAGTTTTTGGATTTCAGCGCGATAAGCATCATCAGTAAACTGATGTTGAAGCATTGCTTTCATGCCTTTATGCACTAACCCATAGGCTTGATTTCTGTTCATATTTCACACCAGTAATTGAAACAACATCGTCATTATAATGAGTCTTTTTTAGACGTTCCACACATAACTTATTGTTTTTGATGCGATCAAATTATTACATTGCGTTCAAAGTACAGGACGATAATAACGTTAACATTGTTTAGTTCACGGTATTGAGGAACGAGTATTGTAACAGCAAGGAGATCGCGTTATTAGATAATGGGTTTATCTCTTCTTTAATGGAAATGGAATGATATGAAATATTTATTGTTAGCAATCGCTATATTCAGCTTTCAGTTGTCAGCAGCTCCAAGTCAACAAGATGTAGATGTTGACACAGTCGTTAAACTTGCCAAGTATCGTTTGTCCTTTGAAATCTGCTATAACCAAGATGCTAGGTATAGAGAATTGCCTTACCTAAAAGACGAATCAATTTTCTATATGACTGAAATTTTAGGTTCGTTAGATTCGCAACTGAAAAAAATCAAATCAAGAGCCAAGTGGAAAATTAGAGGGGAAACGCTGGAAAAGAATATTGTTTCAGAGTACTTCATGGAGTTCTCGCCAAACTTACTGGTACTACAGGCTTTCATGTTTCCAGAGCAAGCCAATAGCAAAGCGCTTCTAGCTTCGATACGCAACGTCGTAAAAGAAGGAAAAAATAATGATGCGTTTATGGTGGACTTTAACAACTCGGGTGGGTGCGAAAGCCGCTTAAATAGCTTTATTCGACTAAACGATGAAGCTGAACGATTAAGGTAAAACCAAAGCCATTTCCTGTTTTTCTACCGAAAAAGAGGAGTAAATTTAAGGTAAAAAAGAGACCTTTATAGGTCTCTTTAATATTGAGTTATACGACTTATTGATATTTATCGGCAATTGCAAGTAATTGATCACTGTAATCAAATATACTATCTATGGATTCTAGTGGGTGACGAATTTCTTTTTTAGATTCATCAATAAAACCTATATACTTTTGTTTTGCATTAAAATGCAGTCTACACAATGGTTTACGATTATTGTCGTCAAGTAATATACCGAAATAACTCTGCGTGTCACGGGCTTGTATCCGTTGGACATCTAGTTTTTGACGTAAAATCGCTTTAACTATATTAAACCCATCTAATTCATCTGAAGTTGTGACTACTTTTGATCTCTCTGGAATGTCTAAATCATCTAGCTCTAATGGTTCAGTGGTATTGCTAGTTACATTAAGAGGTTTGATATCATTGTCACTAATTGCAGATTTTAATCTTGCGTTAATGCTATCGTTTAAAAACTGTTTTAGTGCTTTCTGAGTGATTTCAAGAAACTGAGATTTTACTTTAGGAGTTTGAATTCCATCATAGACTTTTGATGTGAAAAATTTAACAAAATCTTCTTCTGGCTGTAAAAATTGTTCGCTGAGAACTTTCTTTACTTGATTTAAGTATTTCAATTCTCCTGCTGCATCAACCACTGAATCAACATCAAACGACGACTTCGTTAATTTCTTTATTTCTGGAACAATATGCTCATCTAGATCTTCGAGATCTAATGTTAAAAATGGCTTTTCATCCATTTTATTCGGCGCATCCAAGTCTGTATAGAACTCATACTGAGCACCATTGGTAAGGATTGCTATTCTAGCGTTGGTTACTGAAAAATATCTAAATAATTGTCCAGCATGTTTGGTTGATAACTTTTCGCTATATTTTTTACATTCAATTAGGATTTGTACTTCACCATCCTTCAATAAAGCGTAGTCAACTTTTTCACCTTTTTTAGTTCCTGTATCAGCAGTAAATTCTGGCACGACTTCATTCGGATCGAAAACGTCATAACCTAATACAGAATGTAAGAATGGCATAATAAGGGCATTTTTTGTTGCTTCTTCTGTAGCCAAAGTACCTGATATTTGGTTTATTTTTTTTGATAAGCTTTGTAATCTTTCGATAAAATCCATCTAAGTTATCCCATTTATTTAGTAGTAATAAATTTGTAAGATATCACTAATAAACAGCTTAATTTCAGATATTTATCACATAAGTCGGCAGGGGATAAAATTTTGAGTGGCACTTTGATAAATGCCACGAGTAGAACTTAGATAATAAGGGCTATTTGTATTACCAGAATTTATATAATAGTTGCTTCAACCAACTCAAGCCCTTTGAGAGTCTTTAAATGACGAACCATTGAGGAAGCGGTATCCCAATAGGGCCAGTAGTAAATCACCTTATCGTTTAAATCAGGCCATTCTTTCAATGCTCTGCGTTTCCCCCAATTCTTAATCACTGACTTAACGAACTTACCGTCATATTTAGCGCGACTTCTTTTGCGGTAAAGTACAGGGACAAAATCAGGCGTATCGTCATCGACCATTCCAAACCAGCTGCCTTTAGTGAAGCCGTCAACGTAGAGAGCTAGTGCTAATTTATTCTCTGCTACACGAACCTTTTGAATAGTAAGCTGGTGGTCGTTCCATTTGAATGACAGGCTTAAAAAATGACCTTGCATTTCAAGCTGAATCGCTTCCAATTGCGCCTTAGTTATACTGTTATTCTTAGCTGTCATATTTCACTCCTTGTACGTTATTCCAACCATGTAATGCAGCGTTCGCCACATGCTCACCCCACACGCTCTCGATTGTCGGGGCTTTAATTGCATAGTTGCGTTCAACATGACCACGAGCACAGTGGTATAAGTCAAATAGGCTACTTTTGTGGTCGTTAATAAAACCCGCTTCAAAAGCAGCCATCACTTCATTAACAAAAAACATTACGGCATCAGCTTTAACTTTTGCAATATCATCAGCATCTGACATTACGCCCCCTTTGGCAGTCTTAATTGCCATACTTCACAAAAGGCAATGCGCTTTTCACACCAATCAAAATTAATATCACTTGCTACATGAGAGGCACACTGCCATAACGTGATTGCGCGTTTGTAGTTGAACTCTTGCTCGGCTTCTGAAGCTTTGATGGCAAGGGTTAGGTATTCTTTATCCATCGAAAATGACCTACAGGTTGATTGAGGCTGCACCAGTGTGCAGCCTATGAAGAGTTATAGTTTTGCTAGGTCTAGTGAAATGCCAACACGCTTTGCGTCGGTACTGGCTTTCTCATAGAAATTCAAATAAGGGGTAGTAGTTGACACAATCAACGAGTCTGCAATCGCCTTCATAGCGTCATCCCAACGAGGGTCAACAATCTTTAAACGGCGCAAGCTTAGAATGCGTCCAGTGTTAAGCTTGCCTTGCTGGTCAACCTCAAACGCATCATAGATAATCGCTTTAAGGTTCTCATTGGCATTCTCTGACCACTCAGTGAGTAACTCATCAATGATGTTTTTAGCGATTTGCAACTCTTGACCGAAGACAAGGTTATCTTGAACACTAATCACGATTTGATGCATGCCATCAAAACTGGTGAAAGTCACATTCCCTTTAACGCCGCCAATTTTTCGATTATATTTCTCAGCTAAAAGGTCAATGAATGCGTAGCAATCTGAAAACGCGTCGCGTTTAAATGCCCTTAAATACTCCTGCAGTTCTTTGGCTTTTTTGATATGGCCTAAAACAAATTCTTCCATCAATAAGTCATGTTCACTAATTTGACTCACTGGTACTAGGCGCTGTTTTCTATCCATGCGATAACCATCAGGAATAGCGACTGCTGGTGGAATGGCTTGAGCTTGCTCGACTTCTTGAGTTGTTGTTTCTGGTCTTAGTTTCATTTTTCTATTCCTACTTAAATTAATGAGTAACTTGGTTCGTTGTTTGGGTTGATTTAGCCGATTTATTTGGCACTCTGAGTGAATCAAGGTGCTTTTTTATCGCCTCAATATCATCGGTACCTATGAGTTCGTGAGCCGCATCAACGCATTCATTTAAAAATGAGTGAAACTTTGCTCTCATAATTGCCAGCGTTAAGTTTTCTCGCATAGATGCAGCATCTTTTATAGATTTAAAACCAACCTCTAAACCTACTGCGGTTTCACAATGCTCATCTTTTTGCGTCACTTTTATACCAATCGTTAACTTGGCCATTAGGCTCTCCAAAATAGGTAGTGGTTGTGCATACTGGTTGACATGACAGTGGTCACTGCATTGCCAACCGTTTGTTTAATTTCTATCGCATCAGCAAGCTTATTAGTCGGGCTTATCCAGATAACGTTGTTGTGCTTGCTGATGACCTTGATATTCAGCAACGCTAAAATTTGCAAAATGTTGTTATGCTGATTGGCTATCATGTTCAAACTCCATTTCTGCATAAGGTTTAGTGAGTAGTTGAAACCACACATTTGCCATTTTTAAGTCGTTTATAGCCTTGTTAATGCTGACACCATTAGCGCACATAGGGCACTTACCTTGCTTTAGCATCCAAACGTAGCGCGGTGCATCGCACGTCTCACAACGCATCGATAGTTCGATATTTGGAGTTAACGCCAAAATAAAACCTTGTCGATTAGTGCCACCTAATTTGATAACGACGTTGTTCGATTTAAACGGCTTTAACGCTGTCGCTATCAGGTATTCACTTTCACCTAACTTCTCTGCTATTTGCATCGAGGTTAGTCCTGTAGGTGTTGACGCTAATAGTTGAAAAACTCTAATTCTCCGGCTAATAATTGTTTCCATCTTGATTACCTCTCAGCGACTGCGCTCATTGTTTTATAGACAGGCTCTAGGTGTTCAACGCCTAAGCACTCATTACGCCCTTGAGCCATTCTTACAGCCATAGACATAATCAAACTGAGCGTTCGCAACTGACCACGCGTGTTTGGAATGTTGGTGCAAGCCCAATCAATCACTTTCTGGTACTGCGGGTTAATCTCTGGATTAACGCCCCATGCATATAGATATGCTTTGATGTCTGCTTTAGGGGTGCTTGTGACCTTTAATGGCATCATTACGCGAGACCAGAATGGGTTCATGTCGGCGCGGTGTCTTACTGCGCTCATACGAGTACGTACAACGTCATTACCCAGCAACGTCACGCCCACTTTGTTATCCGCTAAAATGCGTAAGGCATTAAGGTTTGCATCTGTTACGTATTGCGCTTCATCAATGATGATAAGGCCGTGTGAACCCGTAATCTTTTGACCTATGGCATAATCTATGCGGTCAATGGTTAACCCCGTTGTATCAATGTTCATGGCTCTAGCCAGCGCACTAAAGAAGGCTTTCTTTGACTTGATGTTGTCTGATGCCGTGATAATCCATACATTTGAGTTGGTGCTGGCGTAGTGCGCAGCAGTCATGGTTTTACCCACTCCCGAACCCTCATAAACCATCGTGAAAAACTTCTCACTTTGCGCCATACTCATTAACCCAAGGAAACGTGAGGCTAGCGGCAACTTAACAAAGCTAGGCTTGTTCAGCGTTGGCAACTCGACCTTAGCGGCCTTGTTGTTCGCATAGGTATTCAGCCAGTTTTGCAGCTGCTGCATATTGGCTTCTGAGTTGCCCTTATACGTACCTTTAATCAATGGGCTTAAAATAGACTGCGATACACCTGATTGACGGCTGACTTCAGCTTGGGTTAACCCATCGTTTTTGATGATTAACATCACCTGTTCAATAATCGAAATCACAACACATCCTCCACACGACAACCTAGTTCATTACAGGTCTTTCTTAACTCTATTTGATTAAACATCCCCATCAGCCTTTTGTATCTTCTATTGATGGAGCCATCATTATTTGACTTAACCTGTGATGCCATTTCGCAACGGTCATCAATAATTCGTTGAACCACTTCTGAAACGCTCATTTCTCGCTTCATATCAATACCTTCAAAATTTGCACAAAAATTCATTTACAGAACCACTGTTTGAACAGATAATGCGCCTGAGCGTGTTGCTCAACCACAGCTCAACTGCGTTAAAACAAGTGTTAAACGGCGTTTTAAGCCTGTTTAAAGAGGTGCATAACCTCGTCAAACTCGCTAAATTCATCGTTTTCCACCGAGTTTGAAATACCGTTTCTCTCTCCAGAAACGGTATTTTTTTGCCCTAAATTCTCGATACGTCTTGGTAAGCTCGGCACCATTTCACTAATACCTGGTACGACTGAACCCAATCCCGTTTCTTTCTCTGGTCGAACTGATGCCGCCATTTCATCAAATAGTGCGTCATCCATTAATGGATAAGCTTGTTCTAGTGCTGTCATTCTTTCGCTTAACTTAGCTTGCTTTAAGTTGACCAACCGCTTGTGCGATACAGACATAAAACCAGCATCTTCTAACATTGCTATCTGACCTATAAATCGACCGCTCAACTCATACGCGTATACTTCTGAATGCATGTTGTAAGGGTTGTATCTAATTGAAACCTGCTCTCCGATATAGCTATACAGTGCATCAGACTGATACTTGTTAGTCTTATAGTGAGAATCATCTTTAGATATGTACTGACTAGCTTTTAATTCAAATAAGCCAGACTTTTGAACCGTGACAGTTTCTTGTCTTAATAAGCACAAGCGAACCTGCTCCTGAGTAGGCATCTTTACTTGAGAAACGGCATAACTTTCTTCAAACACTTGTTGAAAGCTTTTAGTGCCACCGCCCATCTCAGTTCTACGACCTTTTTGTGCGTTATACTGCGCAACCCATGCATCAAATAATTCACAGAACAGACGCAAAGGAACGCCACGTTTGCCACCCTCATAATCTGCTGGGCGTGAGTAAACACCACTACCTGTATAACAACCTTGAAATTGGCGAGAACGCTCAAACACACCTATGCCGTCTTCGTCTCTAAATACACGTTCTACAGGCTTAGCCCTTGCGTTACCCTTGTTGCCAACTGTGTCAGCAAATACCGCAGACCAATGAATGTCGGCGCTGCTATAACCTAGCGTCTGTAATAAGCCCTCAAGCTTCGCTGTAGTAAACTTCTTGTATTTGCCCTTTTTATTGGGCTTGGTCATCGTGCCTGTAACTTGATCTGATAGTGCCGCCGAACCTCGGTCGAACAGCCACTTTTTAGGCAGACCGTAAGAAGCAATCATGTTGCCGATCGCAATACTTAACATCTCGTTGTTTTCTGACACGTCGATGCTATAACCCACGATTGCAGAGCTATATACATCTTGAAATACCCAAATAGTCGGTCTGATAATGCTTCCGTTGTCTAACATGCAGTCAACACGAGCGGTATGGCCGTCACCGTTCACTATTTCCATCGCATGCATATCTTTGCGAGTGCGACGTTGTGGTGGTACAAGTGTTTGCCTTACAGCTGCTTTACCTTCTTTGTATAAAACAACCAGTTCGAAAGGGATGTTCGATTCAACCCAAGCCCTTACAGTGCCAATACTTGGTACTTTCCAGCCGTAAACCTCGGCTACTTGAACCGTTAATCTGTGGGCACTGGCTATAGTGGTTTGTGGACGAAGGTAGTCTTTTTTGAAAAACTCTTTGGCTTCTTCTGAAAACTCAACTCGGCGACCTTGAACGCCTTTTTTAATTGATGCTGACGTAAAGGCTGCTAACCAGTCACTTGGATCGACTTGATTAAGCTTTGGTGAGCGGTAAAACCAATTGCGCAAGGTTTCAATTGCGACACCTGTTTTTTCTGAAACGCTAGCAGCTGCTTTACTAAAGCTGTCGCCATCATTCATAAACGCCTTAATATGCAATGCCACGCCAAGTTTACGTTGTGCTTCTTTGCGAACAGAGTCAGTAGCTGATTCAAAATCCGACCACATATCCTGTTTGCTCAAGTCACTAACTGAACATGAAGCCGCTGTAGAAACTTTTTCTTCTGCTAACTTCTGCGCTTCCTGCTGCAGTAAGTGTTGCTTAGTCGCAATTGGTAGGCATTCAATACTATATTCAAAAGCTTTGGTGCCTTCGCGTTTGCGTTTCCAATCGCAATTTGACTCACATAGCTTGTTTAAAGTCATGCGGGTATTTCTTTCTAGTTTTGGCATTCCAACAACGCCCGCTAACTCTGATACTGAATAAAACATATTAATCTCGCTACACTATGCTACGGCTACGGCTAGTTGTTCAAACTGATATCGGCTAGGCCATATATCTTCAGGCTTCATATTCAACGCATCTGCAATGATTTTTTCTCCCTTGGGATATGGTCTTGCTAATGCGTTATATAACGTCGAAGATGCAAGTCCTTCACGTAATGACAGTTGCTTTAATGTCAATCCGCTTTTATGCAACGCCGCCACAATATCCACTCTATGCATATCACTTGTTTCATTTAACAC